TTGCTGAGTGGCGCGACTTAATGAACTCAAAGTTCAACAATCCTAACTTCTTCTCCGAAGAAACTAATACATACATGTGCGACGAGGACCATGACGCACAAGATGTATGTCAGGATTTACCTAAACGAGAAGAAAAAGAAACCAAGGTAACCAAATCAAGTCGACATATTGACGCAGACAAGGTCGCAAAGGGTGACCAGGATGAAATCAAAGCAGCCGCTAAGGCTGGCGGGCTCAGCGATGAACAAACCGAGTACGTACTTGGGGAAGTGGAAGCGGCCAAGGGCATACAAAACTGGGGTGGATGGCTCAGGACGATGATTGGCAGGGTCAAGCAAGGAGGCTGGAACATGAAGAAACGAAAACCGAGGAATGGCACGATGAGCAATGGATACACGAATTCGAGCAGCCTCAAAGTGACCAGGGGTTACACTGAGACAAGACGAGAGGTGCTGGAGCAGTTCGAGGCACATGCTGACGAGGCGACAGGTCCGGAACTTGGGTACTTTGAAGAATTGAGGGCGCAGCTGCTGCGCAAGGGGAAGGTGTCATGAGTGAAGTAAGCAGAGAGTGGCAAAGAGAGTGGCAAGATGCCTACAGGTGGTTTGTTGATTCAAACTTCATTCACATTATGCGAACAATTCTTTTTCATCACGACATGTCTGGCGAAAATCTAAGGATGACGCAAAAAGATATGACGAAAGAGTTCAAAATAGCGAGCAGGAATATAAACCGGGGGCTTGAGATTGGAAAGACGTTTGGGTTAACTGACGTTTTGCGTCAACGTTACTACACCGTGTATGGCCTGACCGAAGAAGGTTTGAAGTTCATGAGAACAATGGATAGCGAAGTGGGGAAGAGCAAATGAATTTAGATAACGTGTGGAAGAAGGACAGTGAGGCCAAAGAGGGCGCGATTGTTCTGATGGAGAGACTTGGACACAAAGAGCCGAGGACTGAAGACTACTCAGAGGCTATTGATTATTTGGCCGACCTGGAGAAGTACAGGATTAAGTTTATGCATTTCTACTACGGCCTATTGGATGGGTCGCTACGAGTCTAAACAAGGAGTATCTATGGCGGTCAGGGTCTACAAGGAATCGGACGACCAAAAGCAGCTGGTAAGCTGGTTTAGTATGCAACACCCAAAGCTGAATGATTTATTCATTCACGTGCCAAACGGTCAGAATGTCGGGCCAAGGGCAGGGGAAAGGTTAAGGAAGATGGGCCTGAAGGCTGGCTTCCCCGATATGGTTCTGTTCGTGGCAACGGAAACGTGGCCGGCGATGGTTCTCGAGATGAAAGCACCCGGGGGCCGGGTCAGTAAGGACCAGGGCAGGGTTATGACGGCGTTAATCGAGCAGGGGTACTGTGTTTGTACGTGTTGGAGCTTTGACGAGGCTAAGAGCGCAATCACGGCGTATTTGTCTGGCGGGCCATGTTAGGCGTGATAATATGTTAGGTGTGTGATTTGATGGCACACTACAAGGTTTATAAGCTAAAGAGGATGGACTATGTCCAATGCGAACAAGAAGTTTAATCGGGAATATGAAGGTCTTTTGAAGGAAACATTAAAGCAAGGAAGAAGTGTCGCACGATTCTGCGCGGATATCGAGGTCTGCAAGCAAACTTTTTATCATTGGATTGAAAACTATCCATCGTTCAGAGAAGCGTATCGAATCGGACTCACTGCAAGCGAGGCTTTATGGCTTGAGCGAGGTGAAGACAACCTTGCGAATCGAGACTTTAACCATCAAATCTACAATATGCAGCTGGCCAATCGGTTTGGCATCACGAAGAATCGCTCGATTAGAGTGAAGCCCATTTTTGAGAAGAATGCCGCAGGAAAACAGAAGACCGTTATGGAACAATTTGAGACGGCAGCGAGTTCATTTGCGGATGGCAGCATGACGCTTGAAGAATTCAACCTGCTCGCTGATGGCTTTGGCAAGCTTGCCTCAATCAAAGAGCGCGACGAGATGGAAGAGCGCGTAAGGCAGCTTGAAGGGATGATAGGCAATGGCGCAAGCGGTTAACCTAAAGAAGCGGATAGCTGAGATTGAAGAGATGCTAAAGGAGATGGTCAGGGTTGAAATCGTTATCAGAGACTACGACAACAAAGAAATCATCAAGGTGCTCTCAACTGAAGAAGACCCAACCCACAGAATCGTCATTGACATATAGGCCCAGGATTTTCTATGTGTGCTTCATGGACTCAGACCACTTTATGCGTCATGTACTCAAAAAGGGATTTTCCCATTGCTACGTGATTGAGCGACAAGAGTTTATCTATCAAATTTACGACCCAACCCGGAATGGCTTGAATGTCTATATGCCACCTTGCGATGCAGGGCACCCCCTCGTCGAGAATATGATGAAACTTGATGCGAACATGCGCGTACTGAAGGTAACAGTGCAGATTAGGTCGGAAGCTTTAATATTAAAGCCAAAGCCGTTAACATGTGTAACAGTTGCCGAGAATATCATGGGTGTCTGCTTCGGGATGTTGAGGGGTTACACTCCGTATGGTTTTTATAAATTATTGATGCGTAAAAAGCATCCCAACTTAGTGAGCGTGAGGGAATTATGGCTGGAACATTAAAATCATCTAAGAAAGCAGAGCGTAGGGCTGATGAAGCCGCGGCTGCCGACAAGGCTGCAAGACTATCTGCTGAAGAAAGACTTAAGCGTGAAAGAGAGCGTTCACAAAGTCTGTTTATTCGCAAAGTTCGCGCACGTGCTGGTGGTGGATTTTTCTCTTCAGGCACTTCAGACACACTAGGGTAGGTTATGAGCGAAGAAAAAGTACAACAACTTCTCAAGCGGCATGACCGCGCGATGGAGAAAACCGCTCAGTGGCGCGACTTGCTAGATACCACCTATTTCTATGCGCTGCCAAACCGCAACCCCTTTAACAACACAACATCCCGCGGAAACATGCAGAACGAGCAGGTCTATGACAATACGCTTGTTCTTGCGCTGAGAAAGTTCGTTAACCGGATGATTAAAGCATTGCTCCCACCCGAGGTTGACTGGTTAAAGCTAATCCCTGGGCGTGAGATTCCAGAAGAAGACAGAGAAGAGAAAGAACGTGAGCTACAGGCAATCACTGAGACGTTCTTCTTCTACTTGCGTCAATCGAACTTCGACTTAGTTATTCATGAAGCGTTCATGGATATGGCTATTTCAACGGGCGTGATTCAGATTAATGAAGGCGGTGAAGACGACCCATTAATGTTCAGCTCTGTGCCGAGCGACAAGATTGGTTTTGAGTCAGACCAGATGGGCGACCTATCTGCATTCTTCAGAACCTGGCCTGATGTGCCGGTCGACCAAGCTCAAGCAATCTGGAACGACAACCTGAAGATTCCTGCCGAAGCTATTGAGAACAAGAAAGACCCCAAGCTCAACATTAAAGAAATCTCTTACTATGATTTCAAAGAGAAAGTGTATCGCTACTACGTGATTGAGGCTGGAACAAGAACAATCATGCTTGAAGAAGAAATGACTTCTTGGCCGTGGATTGGATTTAGATGGTCTCGCTACCCAGGCGAAGACCGTGGACGTGGACCTGCGCTTGATGCTGTGCCAACGGCTGCGACAATCAATAAAGCAATTGAAGACGAGTTAAAATCCGCTGCATTGGCTGCGAATCCTCCGTATATGGCTTACACAGATAGCATTATCAACCCTTATAACTTTAAGGTTGAGCCGAATGCGATTATCTCTGTAAACCCGGGCGGGACAGAGACTTGGCCTATTGCGCCACTTCCAGGTGGGGGTGATATTTCGTTCAGCGCGTTGGTTGTAAACGACCTGAGAGCCCAGATTAATGAAATCATGATGGCCCAGCCGCTTAATCCACTGCAGAACGGCCCCGTCAGAACCGCAACGGAAGTTGCTGTGACGCAAAATGAGCTCAGAGAAAATGCTGGCGCTGCGTTCTCGCGTGTTCAACGTGAATTGTTTGACCCACTTGTTAAGCGTGTCATCTACATCCTCAAGAAGAAGGGATTGATGGCTCCAGTGACTATTGATGGTAGAGAGGTTGCGATTTCATACTCAACACCACTCTCTGTTTCTAAGGACACAACCGACGTTCAAACATTTGTTGAGTTTTATCAAATCCTGGCGGGCATGTTCACGCCTGGGATTGCGATTAACTTGCTTGACGCTCCGAAGCTTCCAAGATGGATTGGCTCGAAGCTGAACACACAGCTTGATTTGATTAAAGACTCAGACCAGGTTGAGGCCCTAATACAGCAAGCACTGCAAATGGCAGAAGGTGCGGCAGAGCAACAGCAACCAGGCCCTCAAGAGCCAGGCGCAACAGATGTTTTTTAGGTAAGGAAGGAAGACTTTATGACCGAAGATGAAAGAAAGGCGTTTCAGGCGCAGCAGCACGCGAAAATGATGCAGAAGGAAGAGTACTTCAGAGGGTTGACGTACGATGTATTCAAAAAGGGAACACCTGGAGAAAAGTGGTTGGATCTTGTTCGCGAATCTTTTGTGTTTCGCTTGCCTGTTGCTGATCCATCAAAGGATGCTAACTCGGCCTTCTTCAGAGAGGGTGCAAACTCGTTCATCCGGAATATATATACGACACTAGAAGCGCATGAGGCGAAGATGAAGCAGAACAATGCTGGTGGTGAAGTATGATGAACTCAGAAGAGGTGCAGGCAGCACCAGAAGTACAAGAGGCTACGCCAGATGTCCCTGAAGGCAATGGTTTATTTGATTCTGTTCAGCCTGTTGCTGAGGGCGAGCCAAGCCAAGCACAGCCAGAAGGCCAACCCAGTGAGTGGCAGTGGGCGGAGGGCGTCAACGGCCAGGGAGATAAGCCGGAATGGCTGCAAGGGCGATACAAGTCAGTCTCTGAGCAAGCCAAGGCATACACTGAGCTTGAGAAGCGCTTAGGTGAAATCAAAGGTGCCCCGAAAGATGGGTACGACTTTGAGAGCATGGAGGGTGTAGCCAAAGATGACCCGCTTCTTCAGCATTTTAGTGAGACATTTAAAGAGTTGAACTTAAGTCAGGCTGGTTTTGAGCGTGTTGCGAATGAGTTTGCACAGATTCAAACAGCAATGAATAAAGAGCAGACAGCTGAAGAGCTTAAAAAGCTTGGGCCCAACGCTAAGCAAGTCGTCTCTCAAGCAAGTAACTGGATTGATAACACGTTTAACCCTGAGGTCTCACAGACAATTAAGTCGTGGATGGCAACCGCTGAAGACATCAATGCGCTGAATGCAATCATGGCGTTTCAGCCGAAGTCGAACGTTCCAAGCTCCGAGGGCTATGGTGCGCAGCAGCCTGAATATGAAACATCAAAAACTGTCATTAATGAGAAGACGCAGAACTGGGGCAAATACCAGGAAGATGTGAACTATCGAACATCAGTGCAGAACAGGCTTCAAAACGCGATGAAAAGAGAGGAACAGCGTAAAAAGTAACGTTGAATTCTGAGCTATAGATGCTAGAATAGATGTAGATTCAAGATCCGTTTGCGCGGGTACTCTTGTCATTAATTGCTAATGATTTGGCCCTGCGCACTTCGGGATACTCCTACCGGACCCCACCAAGAAACGCGACAGGATACCCAAAACAAAGAAGCAAAAAATAAACATATTTTTTTGTATTTGTTAGGAGATATCACATGTCTGTGAATTTACCCAATGTAGCCATTACCGATTTTGCGAGTGATGTACACGCAGAATTTCAATCACGTGGCTTTAAAACACGCGACGCTATCCGTATTCGTAATAACGTTGTCGGCGAAACTGTTCAATTTCCTAAGTCTGGCGAAGGCTTAGCTCAACAAAAAGCTATCCAGGCTGATGTTGTTCCAATGAATGTTACCTACACACCTATCACTGTAAATCTTCAAGATTGGCATGCGTCTGATTACTCAGATATCTTTGCTCAACAAGAAGTTAACTTTGACGAGAAAATGGAACTAGTTAGAACTTCTGCTATGTCTATCGGTCGTCGTATGGATCAGATGACAATCGACGCGCTTGATGCTTCTGGCACAGTGAACACAATTGTAGATGGTGGTACTAACTTCACTTACGCTAAAGTTCGTGACGCTATCTCTCAGCTTCACCAAAACAACGCTGGCGACAACGGAATCTACGCTTTGATTTCTGCTGAAGCTGAAAAGAAATTACTTGATGAAGAAAAACTTACATCATCTGATTTTGTTAACTCTCGCGTTATCGAAAATGGCGGCTTGTCTGGCTTGAAACTTGCTGGTGTTAACTGGCGCGTTCTTGGCAACATGACTGAAGGCGGCTTAACTAAAGTCGGCAACATTCGTTCTTGCTACATGTGGGACAAAATGTCTGTTGGTATGGGTATCGGTATCGACTTCCGCACTGAAATTAACTATGTACCTGAAAAACTCAGTTACCTTGTTTCTAGCTTGTTCAAAGCTAACGCGGTTGCTATCGACGCTACTGGTATCATTAAAATCGACATCGACGAAACAGCTTAAGGAGCATCATCATGACTTTTGCAATAAATAGTTTTAATAACGTGTCTTCTGGTGCTGCTGCTGGCCCACGCTTGTGGTCTTACGGCTCAACAACAGACACTCTTGCAACCATTACTGCTGCTGATTACTTCTTGGCTGTCTTTGGCTCTTTGAGCGTTGACGACCAAATTTATGTTGCTGCATCTGATGGAACAGGGACTTTTAAAGTTCTTGCTGCGTCTTCAACAACAGTAACATTGGGCGAGTCTGTTGGCTCTGTCTCTGCTGCTGTGACTGTAACTTCTGCTGAACTTTTGGCATTGCGCGCTGCTCCAAAAACATTGGTTGCCGCTCCTGGTGCTGGAAGAATGCTTCTTTTAGAAAGCGTTGCTCTTCAGTTAGATTACAACACAACTCAGTACACAGAAACTGCTGACAACATGGCTGTTAAATACACCAATGGTGCTGGCGTTGCTGTTTCTACAGCAATCGAAGCGACTGGTTTCATCGACCAAGCTGCTGACACGACTACTCGTGGCTTAGCTGTTCTAGATGCAATCGTTGCCAATGCTGCTGCTACTAACCAGGCTCTTGTGCTTCACAACACAGGCGATGGCGAATATGCTGCTGGCGATTCACCTCTTGTAGTAAATGTTTTCTACAGAGTTGTTGCTAGCGTATAGCTCGGATGAGGGGGTTCGCCCCCTCTTTCTTTACAAGTGAGGAGGCACCATGTCTACAGGTCCAACGACGGAAATAGAAATACAGTCAAATGCGGCGCTGATACTTGGTAAAAAGCCCTTCACGTCTATATCAGATTCAGACCAGTTCGCACTGAGCGTACAGAAAATGTATGACATGCTTGTTCCGGGTGAGCTCGGTTCAAACAACTGGAAATTCGCGAAGAAACAAGTTCAGCTCTCTCAAGTTGCAGGCTTTGACCCTGACTTTGCAGAATGGAGCACGGCGTATGATTTGCCGACAGACTTGCTTTGCGTATCACGTTTATTCCCAAACGTACGATTTCAAATATTTGAAAACAGAATTTACACATCATCAGCGGGCGAACTAAAGCTCGAATATGCGTATGACGCACCAGTCACAAGCTGGTCCGCTGCGTTTAAAATCTTTATTACATACAGAATCGCTGCCGACATGGCACTTTCTGTTGCTGAAAACCCACAGCTTGCGCAGATATTAGAAGGTAAGACGCAACGCGCCAGGGCTACAGCGATGTTTATCGACGGACAAAACTCTCCAGGCGTTGGGATTCAAAGCAATCCTTGGCTTGAGGTGCGAGGCTCTCGCTACAACAATTCAGGTTGGGGACGGTATCGATAATGCCTATTCGTGAACTGCAGAATGTATTTTCTCTAGGCGAGTTAGACCCAAAGCTGTTGGCAAGAGCTGACTTCGAGGGTTACTACAAAGGCGCTCGCGTTGCTAGAAACATGCTGATTCAGCCACAAGGTGGCAGCAGTCGTCGCTTTGGCACAACTTATGTGTCCACGATGATTAACGTCGCAGATGCAAATTCCCCCATTACAGATGCCGACACGATTAACGGAATTGTGTTTGAGTTCTCACCTGAAAAAACGTTCGTCATTATTATGCGAGCAAACTCAACGACCTCTGCTTTCGATATTTATCTAAACGGCGCGCTGCAGACAACGGTAGCAGCGACGGCATATACGTCAGCTCAGATTAGCGATGTCTATTTGTTGCACGCACAGGGCCGGATTATTGTTCTTCATGAAAACATTCAGACTCGTGAACTGACAAGAACAAATGACACAACATGGGCGCTAACTGCGATTACCTTTGCGAACAGACCGACGTACGACTTTAGCATTATTGATGGCACCTCTTATCGCGGTGGCTCTGACACCTTCACGCCAAGCGCCACGTCAGGCACCGGCATCACATTGACTGGCAGTAGCGCCTTTTTTACAGCTGGCCATGTTGGCGGTTTATTCGTGGGAGGCGGTGGCGTTATGCGCATCACGTCTGTCAATGCTGGGGGAACAATTGCAACGGGCGATACAATCGAATCGTTTAACTCAACGTCGGCGATTAAAGGATCTCGCGCACTGCTCGAAGAAGTGGCTTGGGGCAACTCCAGCGGCGGAACGCCTGCGGGCGCTGACAGAGGCTGGCCATCACGTGGCGATTTTTTCCAAAACAGGTTGGTGCTAGGCCGAACCTTGGCAATTAAGAGCTTTGTAAGTTTTTCTGACTCGGGGGATTTTTACAATTTTGATGATTCTGAAGCGTTCGATACGAACTCTTTTTCTTTATCTGTCAACTCAGGAGGAAACGACGAGGTCCAAGATATTGTTGGCGCTCGGGTTTTGGTTGTTCTTGGTGCTTCAAGTATTTACTCTTCTTCTATGTTTCTTGATAGACCCGTCACTGCCTCAACGATATTTCTGAATGAGCAAGACTCCTCTGGTGCAGATGAGCTCGGCGCAAAGATACTGGATAATCAGGTTTTCTATGTTGACAGCAATAAGCAGAAAATAAACGCAGCGCAGTATGATATTGCGGGCGGCTCTATCAATGTAATTGATGCGTCTTTATTCTCGCCACAAGCTGTTAACGTACCGGTGAGCACCTCTGTCTATCGCCCTGAGACGAACGATGGCTCTTTCTTGATGGTTGCCAACACAGATGGGCAGCTTTCAATCTTTCAAAGCCTTGTCAGCCAGCAGGTTCAGGGCTGGACAATTAATTCGACGCGCGGCCGAGTAAAACATACGTTTTCCAATGGCGACACCGGCGTTTTGATTGTTGAGCGGAACATTGGAACGGGCACGACAACAGCGGGTACGCTGACGAATGTCTACACAGCAAATCGAGACTTTCAAAGCTTCACAGACATCACAGCGGCAGCGGCTGACGCAGGAACAGACGTTACATTGTTCAACGCTGAGAACGAATATTTGCTCATCGGTCATGACCAGCCTTTTTACAGATTGGCGGTTACTTTGAACACGGTTGCAAGCGCCACGATTGCCCCGACATTTGAATACTTAAACGCTGATGGTGCGTGGACAACATTTTCTGTCACAGATGGCACAACAGGCTTTTCAGCAGCAGGAACAATTTTATGGTCTCTAGACGCAGACACGTCAGAATGGTCGCCGATAAACATCGAAGACTATCTGACAGGCGGCGCAGTTATGCCAGAAGACACCATTGGAATTCCAGAGACAAAGTTCTGGATAAGAATTCGTCGGACAGCCGAGACACTGGTGACAGCGCCAATAGAAGATCAGATTCTCACAAACACGGCGACAAGATTGTACCTTGAGAACGTAGATTTTAGCGTTTATACCGATGGTAGCGAGTCCACAACCTCCAGCTCAGTCGGGTTGGTAACGGGGCTCGACCATCTTCAGGGCATGCAAGTGTATGCACTCGTTGATGGCGCCCCTGATGGACCTCACTTCGTTGATGCATCGGGCGAGATAACCGTTTCGGTGGAGTCAAGTGATGTAAAGGTTGGCCTAAACTACATTCCAAGGCTGGTGCCGATGCCTGTTGTGGGCCGAGAGTTCTACTCGCAGAACGTGTACAACCCGAAACACATCAAAGGCGTGTTTGTTGATTACTTTGAGTCCTTAAATGTCACGGTGAACGGGCTCGAGGTGCCAGCGCTACATTTGAACAACTTTATATTAGACCAAAGACCTGTGGCGCAAACAGGATTTTACGAGGTGTCCCCAATGTCCGGGTGGAACCCTCGAACACAAATAGAAATTAGTCAGTCGCTCCCACAGCCGATGACTATAATTGGTATTGGCTACAGATTGGAGATTTCATAATGGCAGATGGCGGAGTAAGTACACTTCTTATTGCAGCAGCGGCAAGCCAGGCGGTTGCGACCGGCGCTGGCATTGTGATGAACGAAAAGCAAAAGAAAGCAGAATTAGCACAAGTAAACGCTGAAAGAGAGCGCGCGAAATTAGAAGCCACCGACCAGGCCTTAACGCAGACGCAAAACTTTCGGCAAGCTTTGGCCTCTCAGCTGGCGCTTTCTTCCTTGCGCTCAGGCTCTGGGGGGTCTCTTGTTCGTCAGTTCGCAGCGGGCAGTGTTTCAAACTACTTGAAAGACCAAAAAGCGATTGATAACCAGAAGAAATTTATTGATGTGGCGGCCAATGCAAACAAAGCTAACATTCGTTCACGCGCTTTGGGGCAAAACATCTCTGCAATTAGCAGCTTGATTGGCTCTGCGACAAATGCGGTTTCCTTTAGTGGTGGCGGTGGCGGTGCTGGCGGTGGCGCTGGTGCTGGCGGGGGATCTTAACCATGACTGAAAAGTTACAGATGCTACAGCGTCAAGCCCTAGAGAAGAGCGTCAAGCTTCCAACCAA